GTCAAAGCCTTAATTTTCCACTGGTACCATTGGTATCGTGATGTGATTTTAGGTGAGGACCCAGATCCAGCCAATGCCATCGTTTACATCGGCTTCGGAAAGAATGACTCTTACTCGCTGGCAAAGCTTGAGAAAGGTCAAACTCGCAATGTGTTGGCTTGTGACTGGAGGGTCAAGCTCCTGTGGTTGTATTACCTTGATGAAGTCAACGATTTGTGGGCTCACGACATGGATGGCGATCATGTCGGGAGTATTAACCCACGGTCGCAGGACTGGGCTTATCGCATGGGCCCGCTTCTGAGAGACAGCTGGGGAAATGCCTCTTTTGATCTTACCGGGAATGATCGCGATATGCCAGCCTTCTGCATTGAATCCTTCTTCAAGGACATGCTGAGTCGGTGTGTCACGAATCCTGGGGATACTTTCTCGCGAGTTATTGACGTGCTAGCTGAAACCACTTCACGCACGAAGATGCTCCTGGGAAGGAATTTCAGGCGCAAAGATGACGGCTTGCCTTCTGGCATGCCCAACACGATCATGGTTAACACCATGGTTAGGTTGTGCACTGCCAGAGCTGTTATTAAGCTGGAACGTTTTGGAAGCCGGGTCCGGCACGTTCGTGCCTGCGGGGATGATCTCCTGATGACGACAACTCTTGAGCCTCAGGAGTGGCTTGATGCTATGCACAAGCACACTCCCTGGAAAGAGAAAGTAGAAGGGACCGCACCCGCAGGAGAATTAGCCCATTTCATCAGCCTTCGTACCATCACCATATTACATGGCGGGATGGCTACCATTAGGCCGGCTCCCGTCAGCTTGACGAAAGGTGTCACTTCCTTTATGTGTAAGGACGCCAACGAGCTTGATGATGAGCGGATCATGGGTCTTCTCACGCACCACGCACCGAACTTCGTTTTCCTTCGCCAGCAAAACACGCCTGAAGGTCTAGAGGCTTGGACTAAATTTAGTGACCGCGCCCACCAAGTCTTCAAACATCATAGTAGACCGGAAAAGTTTGCTAGCTACATCTTTTGGTTGGAGGCTGAGTATACCCTCACCCTCCCGACCAGGCAAGGAAAGATTCTCTGTGAGATCGGCAATTGTGGCAGACCAGCCGTAGGCTGTTGCGGTCACAAGGCGCTATGCGCTTTCCACGCTCTTAAACAAGGATTGAACACTTGGGATGACGAAGCTGAAGCTAACGTTTTCGAAAACTTTGAAGGCGAAGTGAGGTACTGCCACCAACACAAGACCACCACATGCATACCTCATCATCCGATTGGAGCATGTAACCGCTGTGGTGGCAACAACAAAACCTACAACGTCAGGAAAGAGTGTGTCATGCGATGCGCTATATGTCACAGTGTTGGAATAACCTCGCAAGGGGTGCTCTGCTGTGGCCACCGACGACTTTGTGGAGGGTGTTTCCTTCGGGGAGCACAATCATGCAGCTTCTGTGGACCTGACCTAGTCAGACCACATGAGGCTGGAACGCGACCTTGCTGCGGCGGGTCGAAAATGTTTACTCACGAGGTAAGGTCATCCGCTAGTGCGGGTGACATTCCTCGTGAGTAAACTCCTTTGCGGGGTACCGTCCCCGCGTTCGTGCATTTACAGTAGTGGCGGGAAATTAAGAGCTCTTTAACTATAGTAAGTGAATGCACAACGAATCAAAACGGAACAATGAGCACGACAACATTAACG